GATTACTCTGGTGGAACTCACAATGTATGTCAGCGTGATTGGTTGCCAATTAAAGGCACATCAAGAATACATAACCACGCTTACAAATTAAAAGCACGTAAAGATGCTATTGATATTGAAATATTGACAATTCCTTGTGCAGGTAGTCAAGATAATACTTATAAAGCAATGATGGATATGGTTCACGCTGTAATGGTTCTTACAACAGATGTTTCATACAATCCTGAATTTTGAGCGGTGTCCTTACGGTTTCCGCTAACGTGCCGCTCTACCTACTAATAATTTAATAATATTATGCAAATTAAAATAATAAAACCACAACACAGAAAGAATCATGGTAAAATGATTGGTAAAGAGTTACATTTAAAACAAGGTATTTGTTATACAAATGCTCCAATATTAGATCAACAAATTAAATTAGAAAAATTTATTAATAATTAAACAATTATATGGGAACAAGAGTAATTATAGAAGATTTAGAGCCTACTAAAAGAGGAAGTGAAAATACTGATTCTAATACAGCTTATATGAAAGAATGGATTAAATCTCAACAGAAATTAAGAGAATTTAAATCAAGAGATGTCACTGTATGGACTAAATTTTGGAATCAAAAAAGAGATGTTAAACTTGCAAAGGTTCAACATAAAATGATTATGAATAAAGCTTATCCTGGCTGGACTAATAAATCAGATTTTTATACTCAAAAAGCATTAATATGGTATTAAAAAAAGTTGAAATCGAAGAATTAGCTTCTATTCATGAAACAGATGAAAAATTAATTGTTATTGAGAAATCAAAATTGCAAGAAATTAATGAGTATTATTCTAATGCTCTTAGTTTCTTGCAAAAGAATGATTTAGACGCAGCTGTTAAATTATTACATAATAAAATGCCATTTGAATTATATGATATTTCTATTAATATATTATTTAATAGGAATAAGAAGTCAATTACAAAAGAATTTGAAGAAGTTAAACAATTAATCAAAATGGTTGACAATAAATTAACTCATTTTTCAACAAAAGAAGAAGAATTAATAGAATCTGAAGATCATTTTATAGGAGATATATTCTAATGGAGAAAAATTTATTAGGTGAAAATGTTCCAATAGGAACAAAGGTTTATTGTATTAGAAATGGTTATTCTAATTATGATAATAAAAATGAACCTTATTTTAGAGGTAAATCTTATATTGTTGGGTATAATTGGGGAGCAAGTGATAAAACTTTTGGATTTAAAGGTTTTACAAATACAATAAATAAATGTGATTTTTCTTATTCTCCAGTAGAATTAAACTATGAAATATACTAATGACTATAGATATTACAACAACAGAAAAACAAGAATTAACTAGAGCCACTCTAGATAGAATTTTATATTGTCCAGGATATAAAGAGAAATTAATAGAACTAAATCAGCAGTTTAATCCACACCAGGAAACAAAACATAGTTATAGTGCTATTAATAATGAATTACCAAATTTCAGATTTAGTCTGGATAAAGCAATAACATAATGATATCAGAAGAATTATTAAATCAAATTAAACTTAAATATCCAGAAGGAACTGAAGTACTATCTTTATTTGCAGCTCATCATATAGGTGAAATAGTTCATATTTTTGTAGATGGGCGGCTTTCTGTAAATGAGGTATGGATGCGAGAAAAAACTGGAAAGTATAATTTTTTAATTTATAGTAAAGGAAAATGGGCTAAAATTTTAAAACTTCCTTATATAAATTATGAAATTTATTAAACTAATTTAAAAACTTAAAACAATGAAAGGATTAATGTTTCTTGTTATATTAGGACTTATTAGTTTTGTTATTTATTCTATTTATAAAATGTTAAATGCATCAATTAAAGAGAATACTAAACCAAAATGTAATAGTTTTAGTGTAGAACATGAGATTATTAGTTTAAAATCTAAAATATCTGATTTTGAACAAAGAGCTAAATATGGAATGGAAAATGCTGAAGCCACCCTTATTAGACTAAAAGAAGAATTAAAGAAAGCAGAAGAATTTAAATCTAAACATAATTTATAAAAAAACATGAAATTTAACAAAAAATGGTTGTTTATTGGTATAGTATCATTAGCAGCACTTATTATTTTTGCATTTATTAATCCATTTTCATTTAATGATAGTACAACTAGAACTGTTGTAACTCAAGTGGATGGTAGTCAATTTGTAAAATTTGAACCAGGAGTGTTTTATTCAGGATTCTTTTCTAAAGAAACTATTTATCCTAATCAGATATCTGTTTCACATTTAGATAGTATTCCAAATCTTGAATTAAATGATGAGAACACTGTAGAGGTGGGGCACATTGGAATTCGTTTTAATGATGCTACAACAGCAAAAGCAGCAGGTATTACACAATTCTTATTACCTAATACAGAAGAAGAAATGTTATCTATACATAATGCTCATAAATCTCCAGAAGCTCTTGTTAAACGTAGACTTGCTCCATATACATCAGAATGTTTACAATCATCAGCTCAACTTATGAGTAGTGAAATGCATTATGGTGGTGGTAGAGCACAAATGACACAAGATTATCTTGACCAATTAAAAAATGGTGCTTTCTTATTAAGAACAGAAGAAGTATCAGTTTATGATAGTATTGAAAAATCTAGTAAAAAAGTTTATAAGAATACAATTGTAACAAAAGCAGGAGCACCTCAAAGAAAATTCTCTTCTATTAAGGAATATGGCTTAACTGTAGGTGATGCTCAAATTACAGATGTAGATTATGAAGATGCTGTAGACCAAAAGTTAAAGAAAATTGTTGATGCTGCTACTAAATCAGCTATTTCTAAACAAGAACTTATGACAGCACAGCAACAAGCTATGACTGCTAAAGCTCAAGGTGAGAAAAAGTTAATTGAAACTGAGTATATTCAGAAGGTACAACAAACAACAGAAGTGGTACAAGCTGAAACTAAAGTAAAACTTCAAGAACAATATAAACTTGAACAAAAAATGGCTGCAGAAGCTGCTGTATTTTCTGCTCAAAAAGTGAGAATAAATGCTGATGCTGAAAGTTATCAAAATAGATTGCTTGCAACAGCAGGATTAAGTGCTTGGGATAAAGCTGATTTTGAAATGAAGACTAAAATTGGTGTAGCTACAGCTTTATCTAAAATTACTCTTCCTTCATATTATGCTCCAGGAGCAATGAATAGTAATAATAATATATTAGATGCATTATTATCTACACAACTATTGAATAAATAAAAAATTTTAAAATAAATAAATAAGTAAATCAATTAATAATTAAAAACAATAAATAATAAATTAAAATTATGGCTAAAGGAACAAAAGCAACAAGTACAGGAGTAGCAGTTAAAAATCAATTTTCACAATCAGATATTCCTGCATTGGTAGAACAATTAGATAAAAAAATCAAAGCTCTTCAAGGAGATAATGATGAATCATCTATTATTTCAGGACCAATTGATCAATTTGGTGAATTGAAAGATATCAAAGAACCAATGAAATTAATGGAAGTATACAATTATGTAACTAAAAAAATTGAAGGAGTTAATGGGTGTTCTTCTATTTTTCAAGATGCGGCTCCAACTATTAAAGTTCCAACAATGAAAATTGCAGGTGCAACACTTCCTGTTCTTCAGAAAGCAATTTTGGCTCAATACAAGAAAGCAACAAATGCTGAAGAATTGGCTAAATTGAAAGAAGCTAAGAAAGAACTTGAATCTTGTTTGTCAGAAGACATGAAAGTACAAGCTAAATTAGCTAATGTTGCTAGTATTCTTTCTCTTCAAGGAGAATAATTAGTATTAACCAAGAGAAACTATCATCTGTAATGGATGGTAGTTTCTTTTTTAATTTTAAAATTATGTTTAAACAAAATGATATTGTAGTTAATTTTAAATACAATTACCAAATTACAAAAATTGGAAGTATATATAAACTTGAAAGAGATGAATGTAGAAACCAAATTCACGGAATTGGAGGATATAAAAATGGTTCTAATGATGTTAATAGTAAAGATTTTAGACTAGCAACCCCATTAGAAATAATCGCTTACAATCAAGGAATTAGAAATATTAATGATATAAAAAATTTAAATTATGAAATATACTAGAAATAATATAGAAGGAATTATATTTAAGCATTCTCCTAATAAAGATGGAATATTATCTGAAAAAGATTATTTAATCGATAGTTATAATAAGTTTAATCTTACTTCTGATTTAAGAAAATGTTCTTAAAATATAGAAGATAGTGTTAATGCTTTTAATAATAAAGAATTTGTTGAAATTAAAAATTTAAATCAAATTAATTATAAAATATATTAAAAAATGAAACATACATTTAAAGAAGGAGATGAAGTAGAGATACTTGATACTGAGAATATAAGTAGTAAACATTGGTATCCAGGAGTTAAACCAGGAGTAAAGTTTATATTATCTAAAAAAGATATAATAGATATGGAGAATGCTTCTGAAGGAAATATTATATTAAATAATAACAAATATGGTGTTAATTTCTATTTAGCTGATTTTAAATTAATATCAACAAAAGAACCAATTTACGAAATTTATTAATTATGAAAAAATTTAAAGAAACTGATATAGTGATGTGTGATAATAGATTTTGTAGTATAAAAGCAGGAAAACCATTATTATGTTCTACTAAAATTGATAGAGTTAATTTTCCTAATTGGTCTGCTTTTAAAATAGTTTTAGATGCTGCTAATAGCCACCATCAACATTTTACACTAATAGAAACACATTATGAAATTTATTAAATGAATTATAACAAACTAAAGAAAACACATAAAGATGAAGCTAAACAAAGAGCTAGATTCTTTATGATGTTAGAAGATTATAAGACTAAGAGTCTTGAAGAATTACAAGAAATATTTAAAACAAAGAAGTTATCTAGTACAGATAGAACAGCATTAATTCATGCAGCTGATATACTAGCGCAGAAACAAATGGATGAAATGACTAAAATGTCTATTAAAGAAGATATAGAAGGAGAATAAATGATATATTTTGTAGGTAATGTAGAATTGTATAAGAGTGCATTATATAAGCAATCTACAATAGAAAAATGTTTAGAGTGGTTAAACTCTTTAGATGAAGTAAATTTAGATACTGAAACTGAAGGAATGTTTAATCATTCTAAAAAGATTGTAATGTTACAATTAAATTGGAAGGATGTTACATATGTAATTGATGTTAGATATGTTAATATTCTTATATTAAAGAAGAGATTAGAAGAAATATTAGTTGTAGGACAGAATTTGAAATTTGATTATAAATTTCTTAAATTTCATGGAATAGAGCTGAATAGAATATATGATACAATGTTAGCTGAATGTTGTTTAACTAATGGATTATTAGATAGACAATTAAGCTTAGAAGCATTAGCCATGAATTATTGTGGTATAAAATTAAATAAATCTGTTAGAAATCAATTTGTTAATTTAGATTCAAGTCCTTTTACAGAAGCTCAAATAGTTTATGGTGTAGGAGATGTAACTTGTTTAACAGAGATTAAAGAGAAACAAACTCTTAAAATTAAAGAATTGGATATATTTAACTGGGTTAAAAATGAGTTTCAAGCTTGTTTAACACTTGGTGACATAGAATATAATGGAATGGGTTTTGATGCTGTAAAATGGTCAGAATTAAGTAAAAAAGCTAAGTTTAATGTTAAAGATTATACAGATGAATTAGATGAATATGTTAGACAAGATAATAGACTTAGTAAATTTGTTAGTAATAAAGTACAGGGTAATTTATTTGCTGGGATTGAAGAGGGATATGAACATGGAAGAGATGTAAATATTCTTTGGAGTAGTCCTGCACAATGTGATAAAGTATTTGAAGCTTTAGGACTTAAATTAGACAGCACTTCTGAAAGATTTTTATCTAAATATCAAACTCAATATCCTATAATTAAGAAATTTATTGATTATAAAAAACAAGCTAAATTGGTAACCACTTATGGAGAAAAGTTTTTAAAATATATTAATCCTAATACTCAAAGAATTCATACTAGTTTTTGGCAGGTATTAGATACATCTAGAGTGAGTTCTGGTAGTAAAAGAGATAATACTCCTAATATGCAAAATATTCCAGCTAAAATAGAATATAGAAATTGTTTTATTTGTAGACCTGGATTTAAAATGTGTTCTGTAGATTTTAGTGGTCAAGAATTAAGACTTGTAGCTGAAGGTTCACAAGAACCTCTTTGGGTAGATGCTTTTAATAAAGGAGAAGATTTACATTCAAATGTAGCTTCAATGGTATTTGGTATTCCATTAGAACAAGTAAGAGATAAACCAGCTTTTTTAAGAGGTAAATCTTATAGAGATGCTGCTAAAACAGTTAATTTTGGTTTAGTATATGGTATGTCTAAGTTTAAATTAGCTGATACATTAGATATTAGTGTAGATGATGCTGATGGTATTATTAAAGGATATTTCAAAGCTACACAAGCTTTAAATCAATATTTAGCTCAATCTAGAGCTTTTGGTACACATAGAGGATATATTAGATCTTTTGCTCCTTATAGTATTATTAGATGGTTTCCTCAATGGAAAGAAGAATTTACTGATGCTGATTTTAAGGATAAAGGAGCTATTGAAAGAGCATCTATGAATACACCTATACAAGCATCTGGAGGTCAGATGACTAAAAGAGCTTTGCATCTTATTAGAGAATATATTAAAATTAATAATTTACAAAATAAGGTGTATATAGTTATGACTGTTCATGATCAAATAGATTGTGAAGTTGAAGAATCATTTGTAGAAAAATGGAGTATTATTCAAAAAAATATAATGGAAAATGCAGGTAGAGAGATTATTAAATCTATTCCTGTTCTTTCAGAAATTACTATTTCTGATGTTTGGACTAAGTAATAATAAAATAATTAATAAAATTGAAATATAATGAGAGTTGATTGGATTCATCCAAGTAATACACCAATGGTTTGTAAATATAATCCAGGTAATATGTATGGTCCTGAAAAACCAGGAGAAATATATCAAGTTTATTTAGAAGATTTACAAGATGATGATAGAAGTGATGGTTATCATAGAAGTATGGAATATTTTATTGATAATACTTTAAATACTTCTCATGAACAATATAATCTATTAAAAGAATTAATATATTCAAGAAATAGAGATAACTTAATAATAGCATTAACTATAATTAATGGATTATGAGAGATGATATAGAATTAAATGTTTGGTATAAATGTGAATGTTATGAAAGATCAGAAATTAGATATGTTAAATTTTATAGTAATATTGATAACCATGATATAATTGAAGGAAAATGGATATATGAAACTAAATATTGGGATGATGGAACTTACAAAATATGTGATTTACATAATTTAATTAATATTAAAGAATTAAAACCATTAGAATATGAATTTATCAATGAGTTATTTAATTCTAAAGACAAAGATAATATAGCAATAGCATCAATAATAATAAATAAAATATAAATATGAAATTAATAGTAGGAAAATGGTATAAATTACCTCACACAAGTAACTTTATTTGTAAATATAAAGCTAAGAATAGATGTTCTGAATATATAACTAATAATGGACAATATATTTCAAATGGTGGCGGTTGTGACTTTAAAGATGCTATAATTGTTTCATTAGAAGAATTAAAGAAATATTTACCAAAAAATTATAAATTTAATGAAGAAATAGAATATGAAATATACTAAGGATAATATAATAGGATTAATTTTTAGAAGTGTTAATACAGACTACACAATTAAAAGAATATTAGCAAATAAAAAGGTTGATATATGGAAAAATGGTAGTCATTATACTAATTATACTGATTTAACATATGTTTTATGTTTTATTAATAATGGAACTTGGAAAGTAATTAAAGAAGCTGAGTTACAATATGAAATTTATTAAATATGGAATATGTTAGATATAAATTAGATAAAGTTTGGTGGGATGATACTAAAAGATATGGTGAAAATTTAACTAAAAATGGTTATTATTTTTATCCATATTTTATTTCTGATAATAAAAATACTTGGTCAGGACTTCTTACAGAATATAAAAATGAAAATGGAATTGATGAGTATTGGAGATTTCAATTTATTAAAGAGGAAACTTTTATAAAAAAAAACTGGAATTCCAAAAGAAGTGTTAACATTAATTGAAGAATTAATGAGTTCAATAAAAAAGGAAGAAGGTACTTATTTAGATTATACAGATCAACCAGAATTTATAATGGTTAGAGAAATATTAAAGAAATATAATTATGGTAAAAAAGTATTAAAACCTAAAAAGATTAAGAAATGTTTACAGAAAAAGATTTAATTGGATTATATTTTAGATACGATAAATATGAATGTTATAAAATAACTAATATTGTAAATAATAAAGTAGAATTTAGGTGTCTTAAATTATATTATAAAAATTTTGAAGCAAAATATCATTTATCTTCTTTTGATGTTGATGAAGTTTTGAATTATCTTATAAAGAATATTTGGGAATTTATATTTCATGATAACATTATATCTAAAAATTCAATAATGCAAGAATTAATTGAATCAAAAGATAAGGATAATATTAATATAGCTATAGAAATGTATAAAACTCTTAAAAATGAAGAAGAAACAACAATTACTAACACAGATGACTATTCACATAGATGAATTAGTTAAAAATATAGAATTATTAATGCATATAAATAAAATTAATGAAATAAAGAGTGAAAAATTTAGTAGGTAACAAATATAATAGATTAACTGTCTTATCATTTGACAGAAAAGAGAAAAAGAATAATCATAATAGATATTATTGGAATTGTCAATGTGATTGTGGTAATATTGTTTCACTAAATGTTGATAATTTCAAAAGAGGATTAAGTCAATCTTGTGGGTGTTTTCATAAAGAGCAGGTTATTGAAAATAGAACTACACATGGTGGAGTTGGTACAGAAGAATATGGAATTTGGGAAGGGGTAAAAGATAGATGTTTAAATTCTAATAATAGAGCATATTCCAGATATGGAGGAAGGGGAATAACCATTTCTAAAGAATGGTTAGACTACGCAGTATTTATTCAAGATATTGGTAAAAGACCATCTAAAGATTATAGTATTGATAGAATAGATAATAATTTAGGATATCAAAATGGTAATTGTAAATGGTCTACAAGAATAGAACAAAATAGAAATAAAAGAAATAATGTAATAATATTAGATATTGAAACTGGTATTTATTATAATTCTATTAGTGAAATAGTAGAAGCTTTAGATACTACTACTTCAAAATTTTTAAAAAAATTAAAACAAAAAGATAAATTTATAAGAATATGATAGAACAAAATTTGATTTTAGACATTAATAGGATTTCTAAGAAGCTCATGATTTCCGATCTCTTCTATGGGCTTTTTCTTAGCACAATTGAAAAAAAAGAGAGTAAAGAAATACCATTAGCTGCAGTTAGTTTAAACAGAAATACAATGGATTTTTGTTTATTATTAAATCCAGATGAATGGTTTAAATTTAGTGATGAAGTTAAGCTGAGTGTATTAAAACATGAAGCATTACATCTTACATTATTCCATTTAATTAACCAAGATAGATTTCCTGACCATAAGAGAGCAAATATTGGTATGGATTTGGAAATTAATTATATCATTGGTAAAGATAAACTTCCTTCTTGGGGATGTTTTATTGAAGAATTTGAGGTTAAATACCCTCAATTAGATTGGAAAAGAAATGCTGGAGCTAAACATTATTATGATGAGCTTGGTAAATTATCTGATAAGGAAAAAGAAGAGCTTGGAATTGATGAAAAAGCTAAGCATCAATGGATTATAGTTGATGGAGAAGGTAATCCTACAGGAGAAGAATTAACTGATGCTATGAAAGACGCTATTAGAGTTCAAGTGGAACATACAATAGAAGGAATAGCTGAAGAAATAACTAAATCTCAAGGACATCTACCCTCTGAAATTGATCAGTTGATTAAAGGATTTGTTAAACCTAAACCTGTATTTAATTATACTAAATATATTAGAAATTTTGTTGGTAATTCAACTAAATATACAATTGGTAGTACTAAATTAAGAGAGAATCAAAGATTTGAAGGAATGCCTAAGATTATTCTTAAACCAGTTAGTAGAATGCTTGTAGGCATTGATCAAAGTGGAAGTGTGTCAGAAACAGAACTTTTTGCTTTTCTCAACGAAATTGCACATCTTTCTAAGAAAACTGATATTGAAATACGTGCCTTTGATACTACAGTGTATAAAGAAACAAAATATAGAAAAGGCAGTAATGAATTTAAAAGGACAGCTTGTGGTGGTACAGATTTTGATAGTATAATTTCATTTTACAATGAATCTAATTATAATTCTTGTCTTATTTTTACTGACGGGTATGCAGGTACACCAAAAGCATGTAATAAAAGACTACTCTGGGTGATAAGTAGCAATGGTGATGAATCATCTATAAAGGATCATGCACAATGGCTAAAAATACCAAAAGAATAAAAAAATAATTAATGAAAATTAGTGAAATTGGTTTCGTTTATATGATAATATCACCAACAAATAGAATTTATGTTGGTAGTACTGTTGATATAGAAGAGAGGTGGGCAGATTATTATAAATATAATTGTAAATCTCAATTAAAATTATATAATTCATTAAATAAGTATGGTTATGAAGCTCATACTTTTGAGAAAAGCCTATGTTTATAGAAAAAGGGGATTTCACTTTATATCCAAAGACTGTAAATTTATTGCTTCATTATTATTTAAAAACTAATGAAACATTAAAAATATCTAAAGAATATGAATTATTAAAAGATTTAATATATTCCAAAGATAAATCTAATAGTATAATAGCTCATGAAATTATTTTAAAAATTTTAAAAAATGAAGATTAAATGGTATAGAGATTTTTGTGGCGGTATATTTTTATATGAAGAAGATCTTGCGCATTATCCAAATGGTTCAAAGTCTTCAATTAAAGAACATTTACAAAATAACAGTTTTTCTTTCACAAAAGAGGAATTGTTATTTTTAAATGAATTAATAGAATCAGAGGATAATGCTAACTTAATTATAGCATTCACAATAATTGATAAGAAATAATGGATATAATTTGGTTAAGAGACTTTCAAGAAAAAGTAGATAAAGAAGTAGATAAATTATTAATTGTTGAACTTTCAGATTTTGAAGATAATACACTTATGAATGATGCAGCTTCTTCTATGTTAGATTTATTAAAAGAAAAAAATATTCCTTTTAAAAATGAGGAAATAGAATTTTTAAGAGAGCTAATAAATTCTAAAGATAAAGGTAATTTAGAATTAGCTTTTCATATAATTGATAATAAAAATAATTAAATGGAAAAAACAACATTACAAAAAGCTAATGAATTATGTGAAATAATAGGATTTAATTATGTAAAAAAAAATACAAGTTATTGGTGGGATAATCCTGAATTTGAAAGTTCAATGTATGAAAACTATTTTTTAATTTGTAGAGAGTATTGTGATTTTAGTTTTGTTGACAAAAAACTAAAGATATAATATTATCTCTTATAAATTCTAAAGAATCTTCTAATCTTATTATTGCTATATCTATTATTTATAAAACTACTGAAAGCTTTAGAAAATTAGTACATAAATCTACATATAATAAAAATGAAAATTTAAAAAATTTATCTAGAAAACATGGATACAAATGATGAGTTAAATTTTAAAACTTATGATGCATTTATAACCCTACAAATAAAATCTAGAGATTTACTCTCTTCAGAAGAAAAAGAGTTTATAAATAGTTTGTATGAATCTTGGTGTAAAACTAATTTTATAATTGCTATAGAAATAATGAAATCTAAATTAAAATGAAAATAAATTTATTACATCATGGAACTAATAATCCAATTGTTTCTTTTAGAAAGTTTATGAGTCCTGATTATATTTATAATTGGAAAATTAGTATATCTTCTTCTTTATTAACTACAATTGTTGATAATAAAGATTGTTTTTTAGAAGAGGAAATACAATTTTTAAAAGAGTTAATTAAAAGTGAAAATGAAGATAATATTAGAATTGCTTATGAAATAATTAAGAATAAATGAGAATACATTGGAAAAGGGAAAAAGAAGATGAAGGTGGTATATATCTTACTTATAAAGATATTAGTAAATTATATCAGCTTTATAATACATATGAAGCTGATATAATGAAATATCATTTACAAGAAACTAAACATTGTTATACTAAGAAAACTTATAATTTATTAGTTGAATTAGTTAATTCAAATGATTTATCAAATTTATTAATGGCTAGTACAATTATTAGCAAAATACCAAGAAAGAAGAAGAAATGACAGAAGAAAATATAGGAATTGAAACAGAATTAGATAAGTTAATAAAAGAATCTCTTGGTTATAACAAGAAGATAATTTTATATAATGATGATGTTAATTCATTTGAACATGTTATAGAATGTTTAATGAAATATTGTAAACATGGTCCTTGCCAAGCCGAGCAATGTGCTATGATAGTAGATGGTAATGGTAAATGTTCTGTAAAAGAAGGTACTTTTGATGAATTGTTACCTATATATACAGCATTAGTAGATAATAAATTAAGTGCTGTAATAGAATGAAAATAAAATTAAAGGATTTTAAAGTATTTGAAAAAGTACTGCTTTTAACACGTGATGATAGTTTTTGGAATGAGGAATATCTCACTCTTGAATTTATAGATGTGTATGCTTATAGTATTCCTATGATTTTAAATAAATTTGTTCAATTAAATATTGATAAATTTACAAATGAGGAAATTTTTATGTTAAAAAGTTTATTAAATAATAAGCCCGAAGCTAAAAATAAATCTAATTATATTATAGCATTCCACATAATTGATTCAAAACCAGAAACAGATGACATTGGAAGAATATCATAAAATAATTAAAAGTTTATTTGCACCTAATATTCATTACACATTAAATAGATTTTGTTCTGTATGTTATATACATATTTATGAGTATAGATCTTCTCCTGGTGGTATAAGTAAAAGTAATAATTTTAAAGCTACTAAAATAATGAATAAAAAAACTTATTTATTAGTTAAACAATTATTAGAATCTAAAGACAAAGACAATATTACAATAGTAAAAGAAATATTTAAAAGTAGTGTATAAAAATGAGTAAAGAATATGAGAATATCTATGCTAAAATGTTATTACAACATAATGAAGAAATAGTACCATTTTTAAAAGAAATTGGTTCTAGAAGTATTAATATTAAGTGGCAAAGACAAAATAGAGCTTTAGAAAGACTAGAAGAAGGTAAAAATCAATATATTCAAGTTAATTTCTTACACGAATATCTATTAATGAATAAATTTATAGTTCAACTATTAGATGTAGAAGAATACAAGAATTGTCTTGATTTAGTTAATAATAAAGATAGAGATAATAAGTTATTAGGAGCTCATTGTTTATATAGTCTAATTGAAGCTAAGAAATTAGAAATAATGGAGAAATTAAAATGAGTAGTAATATAATAAAACCAGGTATTAATTCAACTACATTTAATGTTAGTATTCCTTCAGGTTGGGGAGGATTATCTAATAGTAGTCATCTTCATGACCATTGGAAAACTCCTGGTTATAAAATGAAAAAATCTGATTTAATAAAAGCTAAATGTAATTTATTAAGAAAAATGGATTTAAGTATTAGAACTGAATGGGATTTAAAAACTATTTGTCAAACTTTAGTGCAAACATATCAAAATTTTAATTGGAAAAATTCTAATTTAGAAGAAACTATGTCTGTTTGTATAGATTTATTAAATAGTAATAATGAAGAAGATTTAATTATAGTAGTAGAAATATTAAAGAATTTAGAAAGGAAATAATGGAAAAGTTAAAAGTGACTCCACAAATGATTGTTCAGGTTATTGAATTAGTTAATACTAACGATGATTCTTCATTTAGAGATGAATCTAATAGAACTATTGCTTTTCATATATTAAATAATTTAGATTGGAATTTTAATAATAACACTCATAGATTTTATATAATGTTATTATGGTATGCTCATTTGGGAGATTTTGCTGAAAAGCAAGATTCTAGTTATGAAATTGAAATGTCTTTTGGAGAAAATATAGTTAAGGAATTTAATTTATCTCCATATAATAGGAGTGATGATAATTTTGATACTCAAATTAATAAATCAGATATTACAAAAGCAAAATATTTCTATAAAAAATATATGAGTCATTTTAATTCAGAAGTTATTGCTGTATTTTTAATTTCGTTTAAATCATGGTTAAATTAGATATAATAATTGAAGATACTGAAATTGATGAATACTTAAATCAGTTTGATTATTTATTAGAATCTAAAGATTTTAGTAATGTTAAGATGGCTTTTATAATGTGGAATAAATCTAATTTTATTGATTGTATTTTTGATAAATCTGATTTACAATATATTAAGAAGGAATTTAATAATAAACATTCAAATATTAAAAAATATGATATAGGCTGGAATTGGTGGAAAATGAATATTCCAAATGATTTTGGAAATCTTATTAACCATATCAATTGTCAATTAGAAAAATTAGATAAATATGAAAGTATTAGAAATAGAAATTTAAAGAGAATCCATGAAAGAAATGTCAAGACTCTCTAAACAAGAGAAAGAAGAAATGTTAGCTATGTTAAACAATGGTGATGAATGCAATTTTAACATGAGTAGAGAAATGTTTAACAAATATGTATCTATTTATCCTAAAGAATTAAAATTTATTAAAAAGGGTAATAAAATCATAAAAGAAAGAAAGCATTCTTTTCATTGGTCAAATATGTCTCAAGATATGGCATATGAAACAGTGGAAAGTTTATAATAAATAATTAATGATAACAAGTTTAGTAGTAAATGCAATAAATTATAATAAAAATAAAACTTTAAGTGCTAAAAGAGTGAGTAATGGTGTTATTGAAGTTAGTTTTAGACTATCAATTCCTGGATGGGTAAATGATAAGGAACTAATCAAAGAAGACTGTCACAGTATTCTATATGCAAAAAGTAAAACTGGTCACAGATATTTAGTTAATTTAGCTAATATAGATAAGGGATATCCTAGTGTAAGCAACAATAAATATTTTCTTATTACTAAGAAATATGATATTACTACATGGTTAAAAGAGGGTACTAATTATAGATATTTATTAACTGAAGAAAGAGAAAGGATTTTTAGAGAAACTAGATCTAACATCATTCTTCAACAAATAGGACAATTAACAAATAAATGGCAGACAGTTTCTGATGGTAAATTTTATCTAGAACAACCTTCTAGTTTAAATTACGGTCAATTAAAATTTAGTAAAGAAGTAAATAACGAATTTTATAAATGTAAAAGAGTGGGAGATGATAGTGATTATCTTCCTTTTTAAATAAAAAAATATATGAGCGCAAAAGAAACACAATATAAACCTAGTGAAGTATACAAGGTATTACAACAATTAATTGAAGCTAATGATACAATTATTAAAAATGGAGGTATGGGAGTATCTGCTTCTATTATTGGTGAACGTGGAATTGGTAAATCTACTATTCAAAAAGAATTAGCAGAAGATATGGGAAGACAATTTGTGAAGGTATCACTTGCACAAATGACAGAACCTTCAGATTTAATTGGGTATTATGTTAAAGAATTTCAAATGGTTAAAGGTGAACCAGATGCTAAAACTGGAGAATATGAAGAGTCTAAATGGGTATTTGAAAATCTTATGAAAGCTAGTTTAGTAGATGGATTTAAAGCTACAGGAACAGTTAGAACTACAGCATGCCCTCCTAGCTGGGTAGTTGGAATTAAAGATAAAGCAATTGTTTGTTTAGATGATTATTCTCGTTCTAATAGCTTGTTTTCTCAAGCAATTATGGAATTAGTTAATTCTCAAGAAATGATTGGTTGGAATTTAAAAGGTAAAGGAATTACAATTCTTTTAAATGAGAATCCAGATAATGGTGAGTACAATGTATCTAGTCAAGATAGTGCTCAAACAGACAGGATGGCTAAATTAAACATGGTTTGGAATGCTCAAGATTGGGCTGTAAGAGCTGAGAAAATTGGACTTGATGAACGTCTAATTAATTTTGTTCTCTGGAAGCCTGAATTATTAGAGCATAAAAAAGCTGAAGGTATTTCAGCTAGTAATAATGTTAGTCCACGTATGATGGATAAATTCTTTGGTCTTGTTTCTACAATTGATGATTTTGAAAAGCATTTAGATAAAATATCTATGTTTGGAGATATCACTGTTGGTAAAAATGTAACAGGAGAATTGTTAAATTTCATTAACAAGAGATTGGATAAACTTCCTAGTTTAGAGGATTTGATTAAGAATTATGATTTACCTACAGCTAAGTCTCAATTGACTATGTGTTGTGGTGATAGTGTTAAAGATTCTGCTAATTGGAAATCAGCTACAGCTGCTATTTTAACAACTAGAATGTACAATTATATGAGATTTAATCATAAATCTGTAACTAAAGATAATATCAAACAATATCTTGAATTGTTGTTACATAATAGTTTTAGTGTTGATCAAAGATATTTAATGGTTAAACAAACTGTTAGTTTATCTAATCAATTTGCTACAATTCTTGCAGGAGATGTCCGTTTCATACGTGAAATGACAAAATAAAATTTGGCATAATTATTGCATTATAATTAACATGGAAGAAGAAAGAATATACTGCGTATATCAACATATTAGACTTGACAAAAATCAAGTTTTTTATGTTGGTATTGGTAGTAAATATAGACCATATGATTTAATAGGAAGAAATAAATATTGGAATAATATTGTACAATTAAATCCTAATTATGAAATACAGGTTTTATTTGAAAATCTTACTTGGAAAGAATGCTGTAAGAAAGAAATCTGGTATATAAAATTATATGGTAGAAGAAACTTAAATACTGGTTCTCTTTGTAATTTAACTGATGGTGGTGAAGGAATGCTTGGTTATAAACATTCTGAAGACGCTTTAAGAAGAATAGGAGAACATTCTAAAAATAGACTTAGAATTAAAGGATATAAGCAAAAATTAACTGATGAAGAAAGAAAGTCTAGATCTGATAGAATGAGGAATAGAGAAGTTTCAGAAGAAACTGGTAATAAAATATCAATTCATCATAAAGGTAAGAAATACGCTTTAGGTCATGTACTTTCTCAAGAGTCTAAAGATAAAATTGGAATAGCTTTTATGAAACCTATTTTACAATATGATTTACAAAATAACTTTATTCAAGAATTTAAAAGTATAAGAGAAGCTTGTAAAGTATTAGAAATTAATGAAAATGGTATTATAAGGTGTTGCAAGAATAAAACTTCTAAATATATGAATTATATTTGGAAATATAAATAAAATAGTGAATATTAATATAGCTCCTAATTAGAAATAATTAGGAGCTTTAATTTTTTATAATAATATGAGTTATATAAGTGCTTGTTTAGCAGAAGGAGAAACTGCTGTAGATTTATATGTAAAAGCTAATGAATATAAAGATATTTATCATAAAAATAGTAAGATAAGTTGGTCAGATGCTCCTATGTCTAATGATGTTAATAAAATAGCAAGAGATTGTATTTATTATATGAAAGTATTTAACCATTTATTACTATATACTAATGAAGAATTAGAATTACTTACTTCTTTACTTAATTCTGAAGACAATGATAATTACAAAATAGCAGAACAAATATTAAGAAATGTTAAATTGAAAGAATGAATAATTTATATATAGTAATTTGTAACAAAAATTTAAATGAAAATTGGAAAATTGGAACTATCTGGGGAGCTGATCAAAAAAATAAATTAACAGATGCTCAATTTTTTAAATTAAAAAGAAATGCTGAAAGAACAGTTAATGGTTTAAATAAAATGCATGGACCTGATTCTTTTTTGGTTAAAACAATAGAATTAAAATTAATTTAATGAAAATAGTAAATGATGTAAACAATAATAAATATATAGATCAAGCTTTATTTGATTATATTTCACAAATATGGTGTAACTATGATGTAGAAATAGACAAAGGATCTAATATTTATTTTGCAAAGAATACAACTGTTAATAGACTTATTACTGATTACACAGGTAAGGATATTAGTAGAGTGATAAAGAAAGAGAAAGCTGATTATGTTGTTATTAATAAATTTTTTATTAATAATTATCCTCAATATTTTAATGGGGTAAATATATCAGATGACGATACACAAGAAGTGGTCTATGGTATTTATAATATATCAATGGAGGGTCAAGATACAATTGACTTAATATTAGATTTTTATAATAGAGGACAGCAAGTTAAATATGTAAATCAGAATAAACTAAATGATAGTTTGAATAATGGTTTTATTATTGATAAAGAGAGTTATACAACAATTAAAGAATTAGTTGATAGTAGTCATGCAGATAATCACCAATTAGCAGTTAATATGCTTGTACAAAGTGATTTAAAAGCTAATTGGCAATGGGTATTATATTTATATCATGAGAAATTTAATCAAATTCAAACTTATGATAAAAAAAATATTTTAATTAATTATTTTACCACATTAGGATTACCATACTCATTAAGTACTTTAATTAATAGTATAGATAGTTCATTAACTGTTATTACAGATGTGGACATACAAAACAGATTTATTTACTTGGTAAAAAGTAGATTTGAAGCTAATATTGAAGAATATTTTAAAACAAAACTAAAAACAAGTAAATTTAAATTAAATGATTTCAAAATTAAATTAAATGGCATTAGTTAAACCTGTTGAAACAGGAGGTAGTAATTGGAGAAGAACTTATTTAAAAAGTGAAATAGATAGTTTTATGGCTTCATTGAATTATGAGGTGGGTAATTTGACAGGAAAAATTGTATATTTACAAGATAAAAATATTTCTCAAAGTAAATTAAGAGATTGTGGATTTTTTATTACCAGAAATAAAGCAAAAGCAGATGTAATTGTTATATCTGATATTAGAAAGGACATGTATTATGATAGTCCAACAGAGTACTATTTTAATGGTTATTGTAATGATATTCCAAATTCTCCTGAAGAGTTGTATTTTTCAACATTAACAGCAGAAGAAGTTTTAAATTATAAATATGTATTAGATAGTGAATTATATAAATATTTATATAAATATGATGGTAATTTAGAATTATTTAATTCTATAAATGAATTATTTAAATCTAATAATCGTGATAATTTAAAAATTGCTATGGAATTTATTTCTAATGCTAATTGGACAGGTAATGAAATTTATTTACGTGAATTATTTAGTTTATATTGGTATTCTTCTATGAGAGGACATCAATATAAAAATTCTATTAGTTTCAAAGGATTATTAAATAGTTTAGATTTTGATTATGAATCTAATTCTTTTGGTTCTGCTAGTGATTATAGAGAATATTGTAAAAACCAAGAACATCATGAATGGGTTTACACTAAATACAAAGATGAATTTCAAGTACGTTTAAATGATTTAATTACTTCTTATAAAATTAAAATAGATAAATTAGAATTTAGTATTGATAAAAGTATATTAAATGAAGAAGAATGAATGGAAACCATTTCCTGAATTTAGTCAAATTTTTGATGATGTGGAAGAACATCCTATTTTTAATAAATTATATACTAATTTTATAAAGGAAACTTTATCAAAGAATGGTTTGGTGCTAAAAGTATAAAAGAAGAATTAGGTATAATTAAAACTAGTATTTTTAATTGTTGTAGTGGAAAGACCAAAACAGCAGGAGGCTTTAAATGGAGCTATGTTAAACTATAAAAAATAACTATTATGGAAAAAAGAGATGAGATTCAGCAAACTTTGTCTAATGCAATCATAGACAATGGTTATAACTTAATAGCTAATATAGCTTGTAGAGTTGGTAAATGTAAAATTACTTTAGATACTTTAAATAGTAAGGATAATATTATTATTGCTTATCCTGAAAAACATATTAAGGATTCTTGGACTAAAGATGTCAAAACTTGGAAGTTTAAAGGTAAAAAGATTAAGTATACTACATATAAATCTTTTAAAAAACTTTCTATAGGAGCTGACATCCTTGTATTAGATGAAGTGCATACAATTTCTAAAGCGCAATTAATTGTTATTGCTAATTATATTAAAAATTTTAACATAGCCAAAGTAATAGGATTGACTGGAACATTAACTCCTGAAACTCAATTAGAGTTATTTCAAGCTTTAGGATTAGAAGTTAAAGTACTTTATACTAATGAGCAAGCTATAGCTGATGGTGTAATCACTGATTATAGAATCACTGTTAAAACTGTTCCTCTTTCAACAACCAAAGATATTGTTGTTAAATGGAAGGGTGGAGAGTTTACAACATCAGAGAAAGGTAGTTTTGATTATATTACTCAAAAAATTGAATCTGAAAATAATCCTATTAGAAGAAAAATGTTAAGACTTCAAAGAATGGGTATCATCAAAAAATCTAAAGCTAAAATCAATTTAACTAAAGAAATAATTAAGGAACTCCAAGATAAGAGAGTATTAGTATTTACAGGGTTAATTGAGGTGGCTGATGGTTTGGGAATTGATAGTTTTCATTCTAAGAGTAAAATAGATTGTTCACAAGATTTTATAAGTGGTAAAACTAGTAAATTAGCTGTTGTAAGACAATTAAATACTGGTGTTACATTTAAAAGTCTTAATACAGCTATTATTAACTTCTTTGATAGTAATGCAGAAAATATGGCTCAAAAGATTTCTAGAATAACCTGTATGGAATATGATAATACAGAGAAGATAGCTAATATAGTAATAATTTCATCAAATGAGCCTCAAGAGAAAATCTGGTTAGATAAAGCTCTTAGTTTTTTTGATATTAATAAGATTAAGTATGAGTAAGGAATTAACTATTCAAGATAAATTATGTAAAAGAATGATTACTAGATGTAAAAAAGAAGGAATTTATAGAAAGAATCTTTCTACTAAGTGTTTTATAGGATGGTATTATAACGCAGATGATATACAAGATATATCTTATACTAATTGGTTAATAGATGGTTATATAATGTTATTTCATTCTTATTTGGATAAATTACAATTAAAAGCTTGTTTAGAATTTTTAGATTCAAAAGATTATGATAATCTAATAATAGGAATGAATATGTTATACAATATTAAAATTAAATCTATAAAATAAATTATATGATAGAACCAGAAGAATTAGATGAATTAGAACTTTATATTAATCTTTTACAATCTCAAAAGAATTTTAAATATAAAGATAGACAACAACTGATTAAAGATTTAAAATATGAGTTTAACATTAAATGTACAATTGAACAATTAGATAATCTATATTCTTCTGTAATTCAAGAAGAAATGGATGATATGAGAATGATTTATAATAATTTATAATGAATGATCAAATTAACAAAGAAATAGAATTATATTTATTTTGTTATATTTATGATAATAATATTGTAGATATGGTTAATGAATTAAGACAAACAAAAGAAATAACTAATTTAGAGTTTGCTTTAATTTTATTACAAGAAAATAAACATAAGATTATGAAAAAACCTTTTATGGATGTAAAATAATGGAAGTAAATATAGAAAAATTGATTGAATTAAAGCTTTCACTTGAAGGATATTTCATTCTAAACTGTCTATATAATGAAGAGGGGAATCTTTTAGAAAGATATTGTAAAAATTCTATCTATAAGATTCCCACTAGAGTGTTTGAACAATTAAAAGGTGAGGGTTATATTGAAGTTAAAGAAGGAACAAAGGATTTCACTTTAGATAATATGACTCTCACTGATAAGTTCAAATTAGAAGTGCTGGGAATGAAGGATTTACAAGCCACAACATTTGATATTGCTTTTCAACAATTAAGAGAACATTATCCAACTAAAACTCCTAATGGAAGGAGACTTCATCAGGATCTCGATAGATGTAAAAGATTGTATAAAGGTATTATTTGTCCAGTAAATAAGTTAGTAGATGAAGAACTACATTCTTTGATTTTACAATGTGTTAACTTTATAGTTAATCAGAAAAAGAAAACAAAGAGTGAAGAATATTATCAGTTATTACCAACTTTTTTACAACAGAGAAATTGGGAAACTGTACAAGAAGATGTTGAAGAATTAATTAAAAGAAATGGATTTGTGGAAAAGAAAGGAGAAAATAAAGGAGGATTTATGGAAGATGTTTAAAGATATATTAAAGAATAAGATTGATGCTGGTAGATTAGGAATGAATAAAGGATTACCTCATGGTTTTGATAGATTAGTGGAATTTATTCCAGGTATTCAACAGTCTACTTATTATTTAATTGGTGCGGAGAGTAGTGTAGGTAAATCAGCTTTTGCCAATAATAGTTTTGTTTTTAATCCTATAGATTGGTATATTGCTAATAAAGCTAATACAGATATTAAGTTAAAAATACATTATTATTCATTTGAGATTTCTAAAGAAATGATGCTTTATAAAGCAGTTTGTAGAAAAATATGGAATGATAATAAGATATTATTGGATGTTAATTATGTGTTATCTAGAGGTAAATATAGAATATCTCAAGAGCATTATGATTGTGTAATTAAGTCTTTAAGTTATTTTGATGAAATGGAGGATATTTTATACATTCAAGATGTATCAGAAAATCCAACAGGAATTTTTAACAAAGAACTTAAATATGCTGCAGATAATGGAAAAGGATTATCTCAAGATTTTAAGTTAGTTGGAGATTATACTCCAAATGATCCAAATTTATATACTATTATTTTAATAGATCATATAAGTTTAATTAGAAAAGAAAGAGGATTTAATACTAAAGATTTGATTGATAAATTATCAGAATATTTAATTATTCTTAGAAATAAATGTAATTTTATACCTGTAGTTATTCAACAATTGAACAGAGCAGGTAATGATCCTACAAGAATTAAAATGGATAGAATGGAGCCAATGCTCTCTGATTATAAAGATTCAGGTAATACAGTCAATGATAGCAATATTTGTTTAAGTTTGTTTAGTCCTATGAGATATGAGATGGAAGAACATAGAGGATATAAGATTAATCCAAAAGATGGTGGTTTAGGAAGTAGATATAGAAGTCTTCAAATATTAAAAAATAGAGATGGGGAAGCAGATAAGACCATAGGGTTAGAATTTATTGGTGAAGTTGGAGGATTTAATGAGCTTAAAAAGAGTAACGAAATGACAGATGTAGAATATGCAAGAATTAATAAAATTAAGAAGAATTTTTAATGGTTAAGTTGATTATATCCTTATTTTTTACTATATTTATAGTATGAAAAATATAGGAATTTATACAATAACAAATTTAATTACTAATCAAATTTATCTTGGTAGTGCTTCTGTTGATTTTCAACTTAGATGGAATGTTCATTTATCAAAATTACGTAATAATAAACATTATAATGATTATTTACAAAAATCATGGAATAAATATGGAGAATCTAATTTTGTATTTGAAATATTAGAAATATGTGAAAAAGAATATTGTCTTAGTCAAGAACAATATTGGATTAATATATTAAATGTTTGTGATAAAAAACATGGATATAATAATGCTTGTAATCCATAATGTTTTAGGTTGGGAGTTAAAAATACATTTGAATCTATACAAAAAATAAAAGCTGCTAGAAAATTACAAGTTAATTGTGGTCAAATTATTATTTGTAAATATGATTTACAAGGTAATTTTATTGAAGAATACTCATCTTTAGGAGAAGCTTCTAGATTAAATAATAACATAGGAACATCTAATATATGTAAATGTATTAATGGTAAATATAAACATGCTGCTGGGTTTATATGGAAATATAAAGATGCAACTAAAAAAAGAAAAACAAACAAAAAAGCAGTGGAATTTAGTAAATAAATAAATAGTGAATAGAGATTATTATAAAGTGCTATTAGTTGGACCTAGTGGTAAGGGGAAAACTTTTAGTTTTAGAAATATGAATCCAGAAACAACAGGATTTATTAATGTAGAAAATAAACCATTACCATTTAAGAATAAACTTAAATATCACGCTAGACCTGAAACAGCTGCTGGAGTGTTAGATATTATTAAAGAATATGCTCAAAATAAAGATATTACAGCTATTGTAATTGATAGTTTTAGTGCATATATGGATTTAGTATTAACAGAAGCTAGAGCTACTAAAAAAGGCTTTGATGTATGGAATATGTATGCAGAATACATTTCTAAGTTTAATTCTTATGTTAAAAAATGTGAGAAAGAAGTATATATTACAGCACATTATGAAATTCTTGGTATTGAAGGTGCTTCTGAGAAGCGTGTAAAAGTAAAAGGAAAAGAATTCGAAGGTGTTGTAGAAAAAGATTATACAATGGTATTGTATGCTGACAATAAATTTGATGATAAAGGAAAAGCTAGTTATCATTATTTATTAGCAGGAGAAGGATTATCAGCTAAATGTCCTCCAGATATATTTGGAGCAGATGTAATTAAAATTGATAATGATGTACAAATGATTGATGATAAAATTAAAGAATTTGTTAAATAAATAAAAAAATGGAAGAGATAAAAGAAACCTGTTATAAAGGAACTAGAATATTATTAGGAAATAAGAAAAGAGATTTATTAAATAATATGATTGAAATTCTTAAGAAACAAGGATTTCAAGAAATATATATACCTATAATACAATTTCAAGATACTTTTTCTAATAAAGTAGGGGAAGAAAATAATAATTTAATGTTTAATTTTAAAGATAGGGGTAATAGAGATTTATGTTTAGCACCAGAATATACAGCAATTATTCAAAAATTAGCAAAAACTACATTTAAAGACCAAAAAGATGTTAAATTATTTTATATTCAAGAATGTTTTAGAGGAGAAAAACCTCAAGCAGGAAGATATAGACAATTTACTCAACTTGGAGTAGAAATACTTAATCCTTCAAAGGAGTATGCTTATAAATATAAATACTCTTCTATAATTCCTTTTATATCTTCAATAGCTGTAAAATTATTAAAAACACATACTGATAAATTTTATATTAATACCAACGTAACAAGAGGTTTAGATTACTATAAAGAGGGTAAGGGTTTTGAAGCTATTTGTGAACAATTAGGTTCTTCAAAACAAATTTGTGGAGGAGGTGAATATGAAGGAGGAATTGGTTTTGCAATTGGTATTGATAGAATATTAAATATAAAATAGTCATATTACACTATTAAACAAGTAATATAAAAAATAATAAAATAAGAATAGAATATGAATTTCAATGATGTGGAAATTAAAGAACAATTTGTAAACAAATATATGTCTACAGGACCAAATGTAATTAAATTTACAGAAATTAAAGGTGGAGATGCTAGTACAGGAACTCCTTTTCTAGAGTTTCATGCTGTAGATAATGGAGGATTAACAATCTCTGATAGATTGTATTTCAAAGAAGGGAAGAATAAAGAAATCTCTGTACAAACATTGTATGATTGGATTGCTGTAACTAATGGTTTTGATTTGAAAACTGAAAAAGACAAGGTGAAAGCATCTATTGGTGATTTTGCTAGTTATGATGATTTAGCTAAAAAATTGTCTTCATTGTTGATTAACAAACCATTTGCAATGTTAATTAAAGGAGAATATGTTGATAATAAAGATGCAACAAAAGATTCTTGGATTAAAGGTAAACTTAGTTCAGTAGTAAGAACTAAAGATAAAGTTGGTGAATTACCAGCTTTTGATGTTACTAAACATGTAGGAGGTTCTTTTGTTAAAGGAACAGGAGCTTCTAATGGTGTTGTTACAGCACAAGCTGAAAAGTGGTAATAATTAATTAAATAGTTAAGGTGCAAACCTGCTTGGGAATTCGTGGTGAGTTAAATGTTACCGTAACACAGCCTTAATTATTTAATTTTTAATATATAATAAATGAATTTTAATGAAATTAATATTCAAATAACAAAGGAGGAGATTTTGAGTAAAATATCTGAATTTGATATATTCAGATATTATTGTCATAATTTTCAAACTTTAGATATAAGTTTTATATCAGAGCTAAGGGATGAAAAAAATGCAAGTTGTAGAGTAACAGATAAGTATGGTAAATTAATATATAAAGATTTTGGAACAGGAGAATCTTACGAGTGTATTAATTATGTAATGAGGAAATATGGAGCAAATTACTATGAGGCTCTTAATATAATTGCAAATGATTTTAAAATAAGACAAATAAAAACAACAATTAGTCCTAGAATTATATTATCAAATGATACTATTAAACCTATTCCTATAATTAAAGAAAAGAGTAGAATAGAAATAATATCACAACCTTGGAATATAATTGATTCTGAATATTGGGGAGAATATTTAATTGATTTTAATACATTAGATTTTTATAATACAGTGAGTGCTCATAAGACATTTTTACATAAAGAAGGAATACGTCATTCATTTACATATACTAAATCTAAACCTAGATATGCTTATATATTTAATAATGGTATAAAAGCTTATTGTCCTTTAGGAAATAAACTTGAAAAATGGATGTTTACATCTACAGGTGAAGTTATAGAAGGACTTGAACAATTAGATGAAGCAGGAGATATATTAATACTAACTAAAGGAATGAAGGATGTTATGTGTTATCATTTATTAGATATAAATGCTATCGCATTACCAAGTGAAACATCTAGATTAAAAAAAGAATTAGTTGATTATTTATTAACTAGATTTCAAAGAATTATAATTAATTTAGATAATGATAGTACAGGAATAGAAAGTACAGATAAAATAGTCACTGAATTTGGATTTAGTTCATTTTTTATAGATGATCAGAAGGATTTAAGTGACTGGATTAAACAAAATAAGTCTTTAAAAAAGGCTAAAAAAATGATAAATGGCAAAATTAAAAATTGCATTTGATATAGATGGAGATAGTGCGTGGAATTATCAATCTTTTAGAGCTGTTATAAAAGATTTAGTATATGATACTGAAAAGTATGAAATGTTTCTTATTACAAAGAATACTGATAGTACATATGTTAATGGTATTGTAACTTTATTAGGAATGAATACTAATAATGTATTTCAAGGAATAGCTACAAATGCAGCTGTAGTTACACAGTTAGATGCTAGTGGAATACAAATATATTTAACTGCAGAAATTGAAATGTTTGATTTAACAAATGCTACAAGTGTAGATACAGTTGGAATATATGTTAATATGGCTATTCAAGATATTTACAATATTAATCCTAAATGGTTTGTTCAATTAGAATTTTGGATTAATAGATTAACGAATATTAGTACAAATGGCAAAATCTGCTAAACAAAAGAAGATTCCTGCTCCCAGAACTATAAATGCTGGTACAATGACATCTGCAATGTTTTGGAGTTTTATAAGAAGTGCTTTAAGAAATAAATCACGATTTTGGAAACCAATACAGGAATGTAAAAAATTAGCTAGAAGACCTTATAAAGGAAGTAATAGTAGACAAAAGTTTGAATATCAATGTTCTGAATGTAAACAATGGTTTTCTGAAAAGCAAATAGCTGTAGATCATATTATACCAGCTGGTGGTCTAAATTGTGCTGAAGATTTACCAGGATTTGTTACAAGACTTTTTTGTGAACAGGATAATTTAACAGTGTTATGTGAAGCTAAATGTCACAAAGCAAAAACAATTATAGATAAAGAGAATATTAAACTTAGTAAAAACAATTTAAAACAACAAATAAATGAAACAGGAAACTAGAATAATGTTACTAACAGCATTAGCTGTTATATTAATATGGACTGCTTTAGAAAGCATTACAATTAAAGGAGATTCTAAGAAATTTCAAATAGAAGAAGTTAAAAAAGATAGTGTTATTACTACAGAAGAAAAAGCTTTTGTTTGTAATCAAGAAAGTATCTATCAAATGATTTGTGTTGCTAATATTTTACATCCTAAAATTGTTCTAAAACAAGCTATTTGTGAAACAGGGCATTTTAAATCAAAAGTTTTAAAAGAAAATAATAATTTATTTGGATTTCATGATGGTAGAAAGTATTTAAAGTTTAATACTATATTTGAATCTTGTATCTATTATAAAGAATGGCAAAAACAACATTATTGGGGAGGAGATTATTATGTATTCTTAGATGAATACAAATATGCTGCTGATACCAATTATACTAATGTATTAAAAGGAATAAAAATAAATGTATAAGGTACCAATTAGTGTATTAAAAGAATGTAAAGTTTTATTAGAGAAATCAATGATAGCTTTAGATACTAAGGGAAATAACAGAAAACGAAAACTAATAAAATTATTAGAAGATAATTATATAAATCCTAAATAATGAAGACATGTTTAATAGATTCCGATAGTCTTCTTTATATTTGTTTATATAATAAAAAAGATGAAGTAGAAAAAACTCTAGATGAGTGTAAGCAAAAATTAGATGAGATGATCATTAATATTCTTTCTTACACTCATTCTACTCATTATTTATTAACTCTTACAATTGGAAAGAATTTTAGATATAAAATTAGAGAAGATTACAAGGCTAATAGAAAGAGTGGAAAACCTAATTTCTTTGAAGAATGTAGAGATTATTTATGTTATAAATGGTGTGCTATTTATAATCCAGATTTAGAATCAGATGATTTAGTGAATATTTATAAGAATAATATTGAAAATAGTTTTATAGCTGCTTGTGATAGTGATATATTAGAAGGACTTGAAGGTAAGCATTTTAATTATAAAACATTTAAATGGATAACTACTACTAAAGAGTTAGCTAATTATAAATTTTGGCATGATATGATTGCTGGAACTCATAATGGTATTAAGGGTGTACCTGGAAGGGGGACTAAATATGTAGAATCGGTTTTTGATCAATATCCTATAGGACAAGATTATAAAACTGCAGTATTAGATGCTTATATTAATTATTATAAAGAAGAACAAGGTATTGAAGAATTTTACAAGAATTATAAATGCCAAAAAATTAAAGACAAATGGGAAGGAATAATAATTCCTGAACCAATTAAATTTGAAAGAGAAGTGATGGATGAGTCAGAGAAGAAGGATTAATGAATTAATTAAGTATAAAAAGAAAGCTAAAAATTTTATTCTTCCTATGTTAGGAATTCCTCCTGTGCAATATGAACCTTATTTAATTGATTGTAATATCATTACAGAAGGTTTTCCAAAAGTAGTAGTTATATTTGATAATATAGATGATGAGCCTCTTAAAATGCTTATTTACAAGTTACAAAGTGATTATTTATTTTTAGATTGTGAATATGGAGATGATGATAAAGAAGTAATATTATTTTTTGATATTCCTAAAGAATTTAAAAAAGATTTTGAATGTTTTATTAAAGGAGCATATTCACAATTTAGTGATGCTTATAAAAATAAACTTACTACTTATTTTAGGAAAGAAACTTGTGAAGATTGGGGATTGGTATCTATGTGGGATACAATCTATCCTAAAGAACATAAAAGAATACAAATAGCAGAGAAATATGGAGCTAAATTAGAGGATATTAAAGAATTAATATCTAGTCCAGATTTAGAGCATGAAATATATAGAACAATAGAGGAATTAAAAGAGGCGTATGACAAAGCAAGATAGAATTGGGACTGTACTTAGAAAATTTGATCATTTATGGCAAAAAAGATCAATGACATTTTGTGAAGTAATTAAATTAATAACTAAAGGAGATTTAGAATTAACAGATGAACAAATAACTGAAGCTGTTAAGGATATATTTCCAGATGAAAAAGAAAAATAAATATGATAGAAAAAAAACTCGAAGATTTTGAGAAATATAGAAGTGATTTAATGAAATATGCATCTAGTTTACTTAAAACTAGAGGATTTTGTTCTAGAGATGGTGAATTAAAGAAGTTTAGTGAAGATTTAATTCAACAAACATATTTACAGCTCCATTCTTATGGAACATCTAAATTTGTTACCGAAGATCACTTTAAAAGCTTTTTAGTTGGCGTGGTATATAGAGAGTACCTTCAACTTGTAGATATTACAAGAAGAGGGGCTCAATATATACTATTAAAAATAGATGATTCTGATAAAACTTATAAAGAAGAATTAAAACAATTAGATATTAGAAAACACCAAAAACCTGTACAAGAATTCTTTGATGATATAAATTCATTTAAAAGAATATTAGAAGGAAGACAAATAGAAGTGGTAGATTTATTATTAGAGGGTTATTCTCAGAAGGAGATAGCAGAGAAATTAAATAAAGATATAACTACTATTCATAGTGATGTTAATAAAATTAGAGATAAGTATAAAAAATATGAAAAGCAAGAAAGCTAAAGCAAATAAAAATGATGGAGGTAAACCTTCTTTTAGTTCTATTCCTCAATTAGCTTTGTTAGAAGTGGCTAAGGGGTTTACTCATGGTAAAGATAAATATGGTTTATTTAACTATTCAGGTGAAATGGAGATATTAAGATATATTGATGCTTTAGACAGACATAAGAATCAATTTCTTACTTATGCTGATAAAGATGATATAGATGAATCTGGTGTACATCATTTAGCTCTAGTAGCTTGTAATGCTTTAATGGCTTTAGATAGTATTCTAACTAAGAAATCAATTGATAACAGAAATAAAATTTATAAGAAATGAAAAAAGAAGATTTAATTATAGGTAATATTTATCATTTATCTTGGGATAATGGACATCGTTATTTAATTATGAAAATTAAGGATCTTAAAGGAGATTCAAGGAATGTTAATGCTAGTTATATTTATATAAATGAAAATAAATTTACTATTTCTTATCTATATTTATATGGTAGACTAGTAAGAAAAGCTACATTTGAAGAGATATGTTGGTATAATGCTTGTGAGAAAGCTAAGAAATTTATTCCTCTAGATCAAGTAGAAATGAATATTAATTATGAAATATACTAAAAATGAAACTAAAAGAGAATCAATTAATTAAAGGAAATTGGTATAAAGTAAAAACAGATGGCAATTATAACTATATTTTTAAATTTAATAAAATTAGAGAAGATGACATTTATGCGGATAAATGGTATGATTTAGATGATAATTATGGAGATAATGAAAAAAATAATAATTGTTTTACTTATTCTGAATTAGATATTATTGAAAATGCTGATTTATCATTAGTTAAAAAACATTTTCCTAGAGAAAAATTAAATTTAAGTTATGAAATATACTAATGAATTTATTTGAATCTGAAAAAGAAAAATTTAATGAGAATTGGTGGAAACTTCTAGGACATCATTTTAAAGAGAGTTATATGCAGAAGGTATATACTCAAATTAAACTTGATGCTTCTAGAAAAGGATATAAAGTGTTACCAAATTCAGAAGAAATTTATCAAAGATTTAAACTTATAAATCCAGATGATGTTAGAGTGGTATTTTTATTAGATGCTCCTGTAGGAATATATGAACAATCTAAAGAATGGCAACTAATATCTAGATGGATTGAGAATGAAGCTTATGATGGATTTAAACTAGTAAAAGAGGATAATATGAATCATCTTATACCTCAAGGTGTAATAACACTTAGT